ATACAAACGGTGATCAAGCTGCAGATGGAAACCGACGGCTCGACCCGCGAGGAGGCAATCGCCAAGCTAGAAGCCTATGAAGCAAACTGCACCTATTGGGTCAACGAGCTGTATCAGGTGCAAGTACGCCCCTTCTACTGTGAGGAGTGGCACAACGAGATGAGACATCTCAACATCCGCCGCCGCGACGGCGCCGCGATATTCGACTGGCGTCACCGCCAGATGATCAAGAACCAGCTACTCGACAATGAATGCGAAGCCATGGAGCTGTACCCAGCCGAAAGCCGGCTCAATGACACCAGCAACAAATATCATTTGTTTGGTTTCATCGATCCAAAAGTACGCTTCCCCTTCGGCATCGACAACGGCAAGCGCGACGTCATCACCGAGGAAGTCAGATCGCCGCCGGGTATGCGGCAGCGAAGAATCCAAAAGGAGTCACCATGAAAGTCAACAATTACGAATGCGGCATCTATGACGACGCCGAGGTGTGGGTTCAAACGGAGCCACGCCAACTCGAAGCAAACGCCGGCAAGGTCTATTTGACCGCCCGCGAACTTCGCCAACTTCTCACACTGATCGAATCAACCCCACGAAAGGAAAAACAAAATGTCCTGGAAACCTGAAGTCTTCGTGCAAGGCCAATGGCACCGCAACGGTCTCATATTCGCGACCGAGGAGGAGGCGAAGCACAACGCCTACAATCTTTTCCAACGCTGGACACTGACAAAAGATTACCGCGCCGTCGAAGTCGACGAGCCAGTCAACTACAGCTGGGACCGTGACCTCTGCAAGCTGTGCCCTGTCAACCAACCAACCGGAGCCGACACCAAATGAAGCGTTTATCAAAGGATCAAATCGCAAGGCGTGACGATCTTCTCAATCAGCTGCGTGAGACGTCCGAGCAAATCGAACGCGCGGTGGATGAAGCCAACGGCGCCATCCAGCAATACAACACCATCCTGGTCGAGGTGGAAATTTTTCGCGATGACCTCATCAGCGAAATGGAGACGTATTTCGATGGGCGCAGCGAGAAGTGGCAGGAAACCGATGCCGCGACCAACTACCAAGACTGGAAGGGTCAATTCGAGGCACTCGACACCACCGAGCTTGAACAACTGGATTTCACCGCCGCTGTGATTGTCGAACTCGAAGCGCTACCCGATGAACCAGAAGCATAAAGGAGCACCCCAATGAATCCACTCGCCCTGTTCATAGTACTGCTGATGAACCGGCCTCGCCCACCCAGCACCCCGGAGCAACGCCACGAAAAATGGCGCCTGCTACAATTCCTCGGCCTGTTGCTCGTGCTGGTATTCCTGCTGTCGAGCTTCGCCAAGGCCCAGACCACCAACAGCACCTTTCAGGACCCGATGGGCCGCAACACCGGACGCTCGGCCACCGACAGCCACGGCAACACCACGTTCTATGACGACAAAGGCCGCGAGACCGGACGCGCGGTCTCGACCCCCAATGGCACCACGCTCTACGACAACAAAGGCCGCGAGACCGGCCGCATCCAAAGGAGCAGATAAAATGATCGAGATAAGAATACTGCGCCGTAACGTGACCATGGATCACATCGGCATGATCCCACACTGGCTGGATGAGAAAAATCCACAATCGGCCGCAAAGCAGCTGAATGACTGCTACGGACACGGCGGCGGCTGGAATCCATTCTCCGGCTTCAAGCTACGCGACGACAACAGCCTGAAGTATCCCGGCGATCCTCCGCTCTGGCCGCTCGCCGAGATGAACATGAGGGATGAACTGATCATGATCTATGAACACTCGTGGGTCGTGATCGTGCAACCGGACAGATCGTTCGAAGCGTGTAGGATGGATTGAACATGCGCGTCACTAAGCAACCAAAGTCAGATGGGATTTCAGTACCTAAATCCCAAAAAGGAAACACACCCGGCAAAAAGGAGAACCAACAAATGACAGGAGATCAATACCGTGACGCTCTCGAACAGCTCGACCTGCGACGCACCGAGGCCGCAGATTTTCTCGATGTCAACGCCACCACGTCACTGCGCTGGATCAAGGACACCTACGCAATCCCGAAGCCCATCGTCATGCTGCTTCGGATCATGATCAAGTACAATCTGAAACCGCACAACGTGACCTCGCTGCTGCAGCGAAATGGCGACCTGATATCGTGAACACACAAAAGGGACGACGACTTTTTCAAGCCGTCGTCCCCTCGGTTCCGATGCGCTCAAGGTCAGACAAAGGAGCTAAACTTTACCGGAGCTGAGACTTACCGGAAACGCGATCCAGCATAGGGCCGCTCGTCCCTGTCGTCAATCTTCCGGATCGAGATCGCCAGCGTATCCCCTGGCTTGATCGTCGGCTTCTCATCACCGACCCGCAGCGCCACCCCAAGGCTCTTGATCACCAACCACCACCCCGCCGAAACCGACTTGTACCTCACCTCGTTCGCATACTTCGCGGCGCAGAGACTCTCGGCATCATACACCCGGACGAATCTCTCCTCGACGACGGTCACCACCTCTTCGAGTTCAAACCGCTCCCATCTATTTTGCTTGCTCAAATGCCCCTCCCCCTCGCCTCACCGCCTGACCCAGGCCGGCCGCGATCTACCAACACGCTGACGCATCTCGATCCCTTTCCAGGCGCCATGCCCGATCTGGCTCTACAGGTAACCCATGGCGGCGTCAACCGCAGGGCGTCCCTGGCGCGCGAGCGCTCGCCCCGCTAGGGGTGTACCGGGCCCCTGGATTTAACCCACCAGCGGGCTGCGCTGGCCCGGGAAACGGCACCCCGAAATCCGCCGAGGAATTGCCGGCCGGAGAATTGCCGGCCGGGGGTGGCCTGCTCCCGACCCTGCCTGCTCCTGGGGTTTGACCCAGCCCTCCACAAGATACACAGACTCATATCTACATACATATATAGTAAAAATTATCTTAAAAGGGTAAAGGTAGGAAAAGTCAGGAGCAGTCAGGAGCAGAAGTAGTATAACATTTTGATTCGCATAGATTTTTGTGCCTGCTCCAGAGGGTGCTCCAGAGGGTGCTCCCGGGCTATTCCGATCGGTCGGGAGCACCCTTTCATTTGCGGTGATCGTCGAGGTTGGTCACCTCTGCCATGCTCCCGACCTGCTCCCCACTTCGCTCCAGTCTTTTCTTGCTGGCGGCGACCATGACCTGCGCGACGTCAGGATTGTCCGGAAACGGGCCTTCATAATCCTGCCAATGCATGATCCGGTGCCGTGCGCCCCCCATCCCGTAGGATGGCGGCATCCGCCACTCGCCTAATCGTGTTGCAGCAGCACGAATCCGTCGTTTGACCCAGTAGTGAAACGCGTCGCCGCGCGCGCTTTCGCCGAGTTCTGTTGCCACCGCCTGTATCACCATCTCGCCGGTGAAAATGGCATTCGGTCCCAACGTTCGTCGCACCAGCTCGAACGCTTCATCGTTGTCGCTCAGCGCCATTTCTTGCATCATCGCCTTGGCGGCCGTGACCGGCGGTACGTAGGCGTTGAAACCGGACAGATCACGCTCTTCCAGATATCGTGCCAGCGCAGCGATGTTGCCCGGCTGATCCATCCACGCCTGTAACTGCTCAGCCATTTCATTCGGCATCTTGGCGCCGTTCGACAGCCCGGCGACCCGTCGATCGCCTGCCGGAACTTGCAATGCGTCACGGTTGTTCGAGCACACCAGATAGCTGGCGAACGCCTTGGCGGTGAACGCTGGCGTGCCCTTTACCGTGAATGTCCGGTCTATCGCGCGCGGGTCCACGATCTCTTTTATCCGTTCGTACACCGCGCGCCGTTCCGACCAGCGGCCACTCTCCGCCGTGTCTTTGGATTCGTCGACGATCACCAGCACAGAATAAGCACCCCAGTCGGTGTAGACGCCTTGCGATGACCGCCCGGTGAACACGTCGAACGGCAGCGACCGCACGTATTTGGCGCCCAACAACAATGTCAGGATCGAGCGCAGCATGCCTCTGCCTGTTCCCTGCACGCCGCCGCTGTCATTGGCTGCCACCATCACCACGGCAACGCTGGGTACGCCGGGATGGCGGTGCTTGTGCGCCAGCCAGTCCAGGAACCACTCGCGTTCATACTCCTTCGGCAGCAGGTGCGTCATGAACGTCGACCACGTCTCGGTCTCGCCATCGCCTGTGTGCACCGGCCGCAGATAGGTGTTCTTGAACACATCACCGTCTTCCACATAGGTTGGAAACGGCTTGTCGGGCCGCATCAGCACGCCTTTGATTCTTATCCGGTTGGCGTTGATACTCCACCCTGACGTCGCCAGATCGACCAGCTTGCCCTCGCGCGGTCCGACCTTTTCTTGCCGCCACGACAGATAGGATTCTTGAAACGCCCGGCGTTCGAGCCGGCAGTTGTTTGATGGCTCATAAAGCCGGATTACTCGATTTTCCAGATCGCAATAGCCGTAGGTTTGCAACAACCATCCCGTCTTTTCCGCCAGTGAAGCCGTGTTCGCAGGCCGTGGCGGCGCGGTTTCATTGTTATTGAAACCGGCGCTCCATCTTTTCGGCTGCAGCACCGCTATCCCGAGCTTGTCGGTCAGCTGCTTGATCCGCGCGCCGAAATCCTCCATGTCGGTCGGCTTGTATTGAATCGGATAGTGCCGGGCGCTGGTCTTCCAGTCCTTGATCACCACACAATCGAAACGCTTCGACAAGTATACCGAGCAGCGATCGAACCGATCCGAGGTCTCTCCCATGAACGAAGGCGACACTCGCAAGCCGGAGTGCGCCGACAGCAGTGAGTCCAATTCGTCGTAGCTGACCTGCTGGTCGCCTTGATAGACATCGAAGCGGGCGGTCGTGGTGTCGATATCGAAAACGTCATTGCTCTCGCCACTGCCTTCATCGTTTTCTTCCTCGATGACGATCCAGCCGTTCGCTTCCGCCCAGGCCTCGAACGCGCCGAGCAACGCCAGCGCCTGCTCCTTGGTCATCGCCGGCAGCTCAGCGCGCGGCACCTGCGCCAAGGTCGGCAGGCTCTCGTCCCACTCGTATGTCGTCTCCACCGAGCCGTCCGCGCTGTAGCTGCGTGGCCCATAGACGGCGAACTGCCGTGAGCACTTGCCTTCTTTGGTCAGCGCGCCGCCGAACGCCTCGATCTGATGATATTTTTCGGGCGGGTCTTCCGGTCGGTGATACTTGCGACTGCCGATCCGGACGAAGGCTTCGCCCTCGAATCGCACGAACAGCGCCATCTTGTAATCGCCGCCGCCGAATCGCGTCGGCGCCCTGGCGGAGACATCCGGCACGTGCTGCTTCAACCAGTCGCAGACGAACTCGATGGCCTTCTGATCGTTGACGTCGAAATCAAGGGCGCCGAAACCGATCAGGTGCGTGCCGGTGCTGATGGCGTAGGGAAATCGCCGGCCCCAGCTCCTGAGCATCTCGGGCGGCTTGCCCTTGGGGTTCTGCAGGATTTCCTTGTTGGCGTAGCCGGGAAGGTTCCAGCCCTTCAGGACCGGGAATTTCCCTTTGTTGGGGATCGGCAGGTAGCCGTTCTTCAGCAGTTGCATCCGGACGGAAAAAGGATCATATGTCTTCATGACTAAAGGGCTCCTGTCCCTTTGGTTGGTTAAAACTGAAGGGCCTCCTGTGCCCTTTGGTTAGTTGTTGAACCGAAGGGGCTTCCTACCCTTTGGTTCATTTTGACTGAATGAGACCGCCTGGGCGCCCCCTCGGCGGTCTCATTTTTTGTGCGCCGGCCCGAACAGCCGGCGCACAAGCCGCTCAATATCGGCTGAGTCGCGCACAAGCGCAATCGCAACACCTAGCGCCGTGAGCGCATCGATACACTTGATCTGGTTTTGCGACAGCTTCCCTCCCTTCGGCCGTTTGACCTCGACAAAAACGATTTCGCGCGGCCCGATGCACAGCCGGTCCGGGAAGCCCCGGCGGCCGAGCGAGACCACTTTTTCGCAGATTCCGCCCCGCTCCTGCACCCGCCGCCGCAGCTCGGCTTCGACAGGTTTTTCTTTACCCCCGCGCTTTATCCTATTGACAGTCAATAGTCACCTCCTAAGTATGCAGATGGATGATACTGTCTGACCGCTAAAAAACAAAGGAGCAAGCATGACCTGCGAACAGGCCGCGCTATTGCGCGGCGCTGAGCCAATGATCCAATCGCGAGGATTGCCGCCAGAGCGGCACGCCGATCGGCTCGTGGCCGAGATGATGCGGCATCTCGCCGTTACGCGCGCCCGTCTGTCGCAACAGATCGCCGAAGCAATACTGAGTTCCTCGGACGGTTCGCCGAAAGCCCAGAGAAAGATGCTGGCCCGGATACAGAAAGTTGGCGCCGTCGGTGCGTTTCTCAAGCCAGGAAAGCGCGGCCAGTACTCTTTGGGCTTTTTCGATTGGACTGGCTGGGATCGGACACGAAACGAGGAAATCAAGCTCGATGATTCGCTCCCGCCAAAACCGCAGATCGTCTGCTGGTTGAACAGGATCAAGAGCGAGGGGCGCGGTCGCAACAAAACCAATTTCCAGCCGGTCCCGTTTCTCTTCATCACCCATCATGCTCTCAGCCGTGCCGCCCAGCGGCTCGGGATTCGCACCATTGATGACCTCTCGACTGTCATCATGGGGCTCTCGGGTACGGCCATGGACCTTCTCCTTGAGAACTTTCACGACAGTGAGTGGTGGGCAAAGGTGCCGCCGATGGGTTTGCGTGTTCCGTTGGCTGACAACAGCAGTATCGTCGTCGTGCTGAAAAAGCACCCTGCTCGTAAAGCCTTTTTAGCCGCTACTATCCTCATTGAGAACGAGCATCAGACAGCAGGGGAGGAAGCGCTGGAATGATCGCGCAACTTTTTTGTTGACAATTCTATTTGGCATCGCCATCTTGCTCCTCTTGAACAGCAGACCGCTAGACCGCAGACCGCCGACTCGTAATCGCAGATCGCAGAAACGGAGTTTTAGAAAGTGAAACATTCCAGCATGGTCGGCGGTAGCACCGCTGGCCGCATTCTCGCATGCCCGGCCAGCTGGCAGAGCACCATCTCGCTACCGCCGAGTGTCGAGATCACCAGCGAGTACGCTGAAGAGGGCACGCACCTCCACCACATCATGAATGAGTTGATGGAGGTCCGTCAGATCAGACCGGAATCTGATCTGCGGGCGCTGGCTGCCAGCTATATCGGCCGGCATTTCTACGATCGCGTTTTCACCAAGGCTTATCTCGATGAGGCCGTTGAGCCGGCGCTCGACGCGCTCGCTGAACTCGAACAGGCATACGGTGGCGGCTTCGCCGTTCTGGATGTCGAGCGGCAGGTCAGGTTTCCCGGCATCCCCGGTGCTTTCGGCACCTGTGATCTGTTGCTCGGATCGGCATCACATCGGATGCTGGTGGATTGGAAATTTGGTGCCGGCGTTCCGGTTGCCGCGATCCATCATGATGCTGACGGTGGCGAGTACATCAACCCGCAGCTGGCGTTCTATCTCACCGCCGCGCGCGCCAGTCTGCCGCAGCTGTTCAAACCCAAGTGCAAGCTGGTCGGCGCCATCATCCAGCCTCGCGCCGATACCGGTCTCAGCCACACCGAGATCGATCAAAAGGAGCTTAAGTTCTTTGCTCAGGACCTTGAGACAGCAGTGATCGAGGCGCTCGGCCACGATCCGCGTCGCACCAAGGGTGAGCATTGCAGGTTCGCACCCTGCAAGGTGACTTGTCCATTATGGACCGGACCTTTGCTCGATCTGTCGCTGCTCGCCAAGGCCACCAAGGTTGTCGGCGAGATCGGCACCAGCAAGGAGCCGACGGCTTATGGCAAATATCTGGCGACGGCCAAGACTCTGGTCGACGCCGTCACCGTGTTCAAGACGACCCTGGACGAGCAGCTGCACGCCTATCTGGAAGAAGGCGGCATTGTCCCCGGCTGGAGATTGAAAGCCAAGATCAAGAACCGGCTTTGGGTGGACGATGCCGTCGTGGTTCCGGCGCTAAAGAGCATCGGCTTCACCGATGACGAAATCTGGCAGACCAAGCTGCAAACCTTCAGCTCGGTCGACGCCACCGCCAAGCGCCGTAGAGTCAACATCCCTGATCATCTGCGCGTCGCGCCACCCAGCAACGAGACCACCATCGCGTCAACGAGTGACCCGGCTCCCGTGGTCGATCGCGCTCACGCGGTGAGTAATTTTGTTGCAGCGTTGAAGCAGCTTCGCCAATCGTCGTGAAAGGATTCTAGATGTATTTCCCGAATGGCTCGAATGTCTCCATCACTCCTGCCACTCCGAACTGGTATGTGGCGCGACTATGGGAAGAACACGGAACCCGAGGCGTCTCACTCGAATCCGTTGTCGCCTGGATGATTGTTCACGCTGTGACTGATTACGATCCTTGCGTTCAAGTACCGAAATACGAGAAATGTTGTTTCGTTAACTGCTATCCGATCACTGTAGATGGTGTGGTCGACAATATCGAAGAACATTTTCTCAAGGACCCGGATGGCCGGTTCACTCAAACTAATGTGCGCAGCTACGACAACGAGGAAGAACTGTTCGCTGATTGGGATTCGATATTAGAGCGCTCAAGAAAAGAAGAACCGGTAACCTAGCCTGACCGGTACCAACAGGCAACGCAAACAGGAGACCAAACAAATGACTGATAACGTTGTACCGCATAAAGCGCAGATGCCAATCGACATGAAGGACTTTGCCAACAAGCTGATCACCGGCATCGCCGAAAGCCGGGCAGCGACCATAACACCCGGAGGCAAGCCGATCCTGCGCTTGCTGAAGTCGGGCGAGTGGGCGTTTGGCCCCGCCAATGAGGAGGTGCAGGAAGGATCGCACTGGTTCCTGAACCTCGCGACGCTGGGTCATGGCTGGGTTTGCTGGTCGGATTATGAAGGCAACCAGAAGAACCAGATTCTGGGCGAGATTCTCGTCTCGATCACTCAGCCCAAGCCGGCGCGTCCGCCTGCGATCGACGGTTTCGAGTTTAATGAGCTGCGATCGTTTGAGTTGACATGCATGGATGGCAGTGATGCTGGCACTGAGACGGTGACCAAGATCAGCAGCATCGGCGGCATGCGCGCCTTTGCTGATCTGGTGGATGCGATCCAAGCCCGGCTGCGGGAGAACCCGGAGTATTCGTTTCCGATCCTGACCTTGGAGACGGACTCCTACAAGCATAGCAAATGGGGGCAGATTTTCACCCCTGTTTTTAGCATCACCGGCTACGCTGACATGAACGGCAAGTCATACCCGGCAGAGGAACAACTCGCCGAGGGCGGCGCTGACGCTGCTGCTCTTGGTGAGGCGGAGCCGGAGAACAAGCCGGCCGCCAGGAGTAGAAAACCTCGCCTTGTCGCTACGGAGGAACCGGCATCGGCACCGGTATCGGCACCAGCGCCGACGGCCGCCAATCGTGTCGGACAGCGTCGTCGTCCGGGTCGTTGATGATCTCTCGTGTGGCGGCTTCATTGTTTTGTGAGGCTGCCACATCAAGTTTTCTAGCGCAAACGGAAACGAAAATGAAAAACTATAAGGACATGGAAACTGCCGCTATCTATCAACACCTGAGCACGCTGCGCTACAGCGCCCGCCGTGTTGAAGTCCTTATCGAGCTTTTCCATAACTCCGCAGTGTTCCTCATAAGCAAGATGAAGAACGATGAATGGAAATGGGAAACCAACTATCTGCGCGAGCACGCCAGATGTGCGTTTGGAGCATCGTTCACCAATCCAATTTCTCCATGCATCTATGAATTGCTGTTCCGGAAGTACCCTGCTTTGCGGGTTTACAAGACCAGAAGTTGACAAGGAGCTTATCATGCTGCGGCAGAGCGAAACCGGTCCAACGTTTGCGATCGATGAGATAGGATTTCTGGATTTTGAATCCCGGTCAGCGACGCAGGACCTCGCCCGTGTCGGCTCTTACCGTTACGCCGTGGAAGCTGACGCCATCATTGCCGCCTACGCTCTCGGCACCGGCCCGGTGCATGTGATTGCGGTAGCGGATTTTCCCGATGGGCTGCGCTGGGCCGACATGCCGAAAGAGTTTCAAGCTCACCACGCGCGCGTGCAGTGTGGCGAAGCGATCTGGGTGGCGTGGAACGCTGGCTTCGACCGGGCGATCTGGAATTACGCCACCGATTTTCCCCGGCTCGAACCGTATCACATCATCGACGCGATGGCGCAAGCTGTCGCCAGCGGTCTCGGCGGTGCTCTGGACCTCGCCGCCAAGCAGTCCAACAGCTCACACAAGGCTGCCGCCGGCAAGGACCTGATCAAGCTGTTTTGTGAACCGCCGGATGCGACGCGGAAGATACCAAGAGGGATCGGCACGCCGGTCAAGGACCCGGTGAAATGGAAGCAATTCTGCGAGTATGCGGGTCAGGATATCGTCGCCATGCGCAGCGTGTTTGCGCGCACCCGACAGCTGCCCTGGCGGGAGTGGGGCCAATACTGGGCGAGCGAGCGCATCAACGAGCGCGGTGCCGCCATAGATTTGAAAATGGTCGCGCACGCGGCCAAGCTGGCCGAGGAGGACAAGCGCCGCTCGCGGCAGGAAATCCCGCAGCTGACCATGGAAGAAGTCTGGACCGTCGATCAAGTCAAGTGCATTACCGCGTGGTTGCTAAAGCAATTGCCGCCGGCAGGCCGCGATATCCTGACCAAGCGCGCGGAGGAGATCGACGAAGAGACCGGTGATGTCACGCGTCCAGCCAAGCACAGCCTGACCCGCAAGCGGGTCGAAAAGCTGATCGCGCTGCTGCAGGCGCAGCCGGACCAGTCGACCGCAAACATGTTGCGACTGCTGCAGATCAGACTGTACGGCGGCAGCAAGACTCCGGCCAAGTTCAGCCGCATGCTCGAACAGCATGTCGATGGCGTATTGTTCGGTCAATACGTGTTCAACGGCGCTGGGCACACCGGACGCTACTCGTCTAAGGGTACGCAATTGCACAACCTTAGCCGGGATGCGCTGGACAACGAGCCCGACTTGATAGACGCGCTGCTGCAGGAGTGCGATTACGATACGCTGGCAAAGCTCGGCACCGACGACCCGGTGGCGCGCAAGTTGGCGCTGTTGATCCGTCCAACCTTCGTTCCTTCGTCCAGCAGCAATGTGTTTGTTTGGAGCGACTGGTCGCAGATAGAAGCTCGGGTATTGCCGTGGCTAGCAGGCGACGATGCGCGCGCTCAGGCGCGGCTCAAGATTTTCAGTGATGTCGACGCCGATCCCAGTCTGCCCGATCTCTACACGCGAACCGCCAGCGATATTTCCGGTGTGCCGATCGAAGCCGTCACTCCGCCGATTCGTCAACGCGGCAAGGTCGCTGAGCTGGCGCTGGGGTTCGGCGGTGGAGTCAATGCCTTGCAAAACATGGGCGCCAACTACGGCCTGCATATCGACGTCGATGAAGCCAAGGACATCGTCAGCAGATGGCGCGCGGCCAACCTGTGGGCGGCCGATTTTTCCTCGACGCTCTGGAGCGCGATGCACGAGGCGCACAATTTTCCCACCAACTTCATCCCCGCCGGCCGCGTCGGTTTTGTTTTCATCAACAACTATCTGGGCGGCTCGATGATGATGCGGCTGCCGTCGGGACGAGTACTGACCTATCGCGCGTTGCGCTGGGAAGCGCTCGATGTGCTCGACGACGATGGCGAGCCAACCGGCGAGAAGACTATGGAATTGACCTATGCGCGTGGCTACGGCCGTACCAAACTTTGGGCCGGCGTGCTGGTGGAGAACGCGACCCAGGCCTGCGCGGCGGATTTTCTGCGTGAGACGTTGGTGCGTTTGGTCGAGCGCGAGTTCGATGTCCGGCTTCATGTCCATGATGAGATACTTGTCGAATGCGCGATCAAGGACGCCGAGAAGGTCAAGGCTAAATTGCGCGCCATCATGCTACAAGGGTTTGACTGGTCGAAAGGCCTGCCGCTGATGAGCGAGGAAACGACTTCGTATCAGTATACAAAGCACGAACTATCGTACGGTCTATGATGAAAACGAAAACAAAAACGCATACCGACCGCCTCTGGCAAGAATTGAGTCGTATCAGCGCAGTAGCGGCGATCGCCGAAACATTCATTGAAACGTTGCCCAATGGTGTGGCGAAAACCAAGCTTACCGTACTCAACAACGAGACCATGAATGCCGTGAACGAGGCGATGAATCGTACGACCGATATCAAGGAGGCGGCGGCCTCGATATGATCAACGAGCTGGAGGATCACATGACGGATAAGATTATGAATACTTTGAACACGTACGCGTCGCTCTGTCACGAAGCAAATCAGAAGTGGTGGACCGATCCTGTGACTGGCACGCGCCTCTACAGGAACAAGGGCGAGCTTCTGATGCTGATCGTATCAGAAGTCGCCGAGGCGATGGAGGGCGAGCGCAAGGATCAGATGGACACTCATCTGCCGCATCGGAAGATGGCCGAGGTGGAGCTGGCCGACATCTTGATTCGCGTGTTCGATTATGCTGGCGCCTTTGGCTATGACCTCGACGGGGCTTTCGAGGAGAAGATGCGTTACAACGCGGAACGCATGGACCACGATGCCGAGGCTCGTTTGCGTGCCGGCGGCAAGAAGTGGTGATCACATGGCAAGCAACTTCAAAATCAAATGGATTGACGGCAAGAAGGAGCCGCAGGTCCCGGCGGATGCCAACTATCCGCGCGGGATCACGATCGATCTGCGGTCAACTCATAAGCCGCCGTTCTGCGAGACTGATCTGCCTTATCCGGCGCGACGCATCGGTTTTTACGCTATCGAATGCACCAAGTGCGGCCTGAGTGTCATGGTCACCACTGCCGGCCGCGCCGACGACCCGCGCGCGGTTATCGTGACATGCAAAACGCGAGAAGAGCTTCACTGATGCACGATCAAGCAGACCTGCGCGCTGGACAGCAGGATATCATCAATGCGCTGTACGAGAACGACGAGAAGATTGTCACTCTCCGGCCCGGTGGCGGCAAGACCGTGTGCGCGCTGACCGCGATCGAGGAGCTGATTCGCCACGGCGTGATCCGGCATGCGCTGGTGACTGCGCCGAAGCGGGTCGCTTACGTGGTGTGGCCGGATGAAATACAAAACTGGAATCACACTCGCCAGCTGCGCTGGGACGTGCTTAACGAGGGCCCGATCGAGCGTCGTACCAGATTGACCCTCGTTAAGAACCGTGATCTCACCCTTTTCGGTCACGACATCATCGGCTCAGTGCTCAACAACCTCGATGAATTTCCGCCTGATCATCCGTTGTTTGATCTACTGATAGTCGACGAGATATCGCGTTTTCGCAATCCCCAAGGAGCGTGGTACAAGCAGTTGGCCAAGCACATCCATCGCTGGAAAATGGTCTGGGGCCTGTCTGGTACGCTGCGCCCGTCCGGCCCGCTGGATTTGTTTGCTCCGATTCGACTGGTCTCCCGTGGCAAGCTCTGGGGTCGCTCGTTCTACCAATGGCAGAAGGAGCGCTTCTATCCGACCGATTACAACGGTTACGACTGGGCGCCGAAGCCCGGCGCCGAGGAGCAGATCAACATCGAGATCGCGCCGCTGCTGGTGACCTGCGAGGTACCGGTGTTGCCGGCGCCGACGATCGTGCTCGACCGGGTCGAGCTGCCAATAAAAGCACGCGCCAAGTATCGTACGATGGAGCGTAAATTATTCTCCAGCATCGATAATGGTGACAAGGTGGTTGCTGATAGTCGCGCCATCGCGGTCGGCAAGCTGGGTCAGATCGCCAATGGGTTTGTTTACGATGGCGATAGCACGTTTCGAATACACGATGAAAAATTTTATTGGTTGATCGACCTTATCAAGAATTCAATCGCTCCGACGTTGCTAGTCTACGAATTTCAGGAAGACTTCCAGATGCTGCTTCAAGTATTTCACGTACTCAGTATGGGTGACCTGCCGTTTCTTGGCGCTGGTGTTTCCGATCAAAAGGCTGATGCCAACATCAAGGCCTGGAATGCCGGTAAGTTGCCGTTCATGGCACTGCATCCTGCGTCCGGCGGTCACGGCCTCAACCTGCAGCACGGGGGCGCCGACATGGCGTGGATTGCCCCGACATGGAATCCCGAGCTATGGGACCAGACCATCGCCCGGCTGCATCGCCCTGGTCAGCTCAAGCAGGTGATAGTTCGCGTCTGTGTCGCCAACAACACCATTGACGACATGAAGCTCGATCGCGTGCACGGCAAGTTGTCGGCGCAGCAGGCGTTCGAGCGTTATCTTCAGTCAATTGGAGAGCTGTCCAAATGAAAAGGAAAGGATTTATTGGTTGGATTGTCGTTAACGACGATACTTATGATTGTAGAAACCACTGCCAGTACGTGCTTGATCATCCGCTTGGTCAAGGCGAATCGATCAGGGGACACAGAGAAGATGGACGCAATTCCATTTATCCAAGCTGCTCGTGGCCGAAAAAATTTCGTTGGGTTATTAGTTCACAGTACAGCGAGTTCAAACACGACAGCTATAGTACTTACACTCTTCGTGGCGAAAAAGCCTACGACAAATGGTGCGCCGTAATCGGATACAGGGAATACGACAACAGTGACGATGACAAGGAAACCAATCACATCTTTCCGTGCAGCCAGTTCGTATACTGTTACTTTTGCGGCAAGACTGCGGAGAAGAACGCAGTCAGCAAGATATTTTTTGTTGCACAAGAATGGGGATGGGGTGAGCTGCAACCAGATGAGAAGATGGACTATCTTGACCTTAATGATTCAGATAGAAAATTTCTGTGTTGTAAGACATGTCAGCAACAGCTTGCTGATTTGAATAAAACGTTCAATGAATGCAGTGATCTTATCAACGATATCGAAAAGGAGTGTACAGAGAAATGGCACGAACGCCGAAGAAGCAGCAGCAGCAAAAACACGAACTGCTGATGCCCGTGATCAAGACGACGCGAGATTTACGCATCGCGCTGATACAATCTTTTGAGGACTTGATGGTAAACCGTATCACACCACAGGATGCAAGAGCGCGATCTATTGTGGCAAGAGCGATTCTTGACACGGTACGCGTCGAACTCGTTCTAGCCCGCGCTAATCTTTCAATCTATCGCACCATCGATCTGATCGCGAATCAAGAAACCAATGCCGATGTGAAAGGGTAGGGAGAGCTACCATGGACGACGACGATGATGACGACGATGACGACGATCCTTTCTGCGATAGCGGTCTTATTGACGAAAGCAGGACTCTCGGTGATGCCAGACAATGGCTGCGCGCGCGAATGGAAGACGGTGCGCACTGTCCCTGCTGCACACAGCTCGCCAAGGTCTATACGCGCAAGCTCAATTCAGCCATGGCGCGCGATTTGATTTGGCTGGTGCGCATGTCGGCTGTATCCACTGATGGCTGGGTCGATATCGCCATTGCACCAAAATGCTTTCATGAGTCGCGCGCGTTGCCAAAGCTCGTGTACTGGGAAATGATTGAAATGTTGAACGGACAGCCGGCCGGAGGCGCCCGCACGACGGGAATCTGGCGGCCAACCGCTAGCGGCATCAAGTTTGCGAGAGGCGAGATCGCGGTGCCGTCACATGTCCGGGTTTATGACGGCAGAAGGCTGAGTTTCGACAATACCCGGATAACCACGATCCAGCAGGCACTGGGCGAGCATTTTGATTTCAACGAACTGTGGACTGCGCGTCAGACATGAGACGGGTCATTGTTGAGTCACCTTATGCCGGCGATGTCAATCGCAACATCGAATACGCACGCCAATGCATTCGCGATTGCGTGTTGCGCGACGAAGCCCCGATCGCATCGCATTTGTTGTTCACGCAGCCCGGCATCCTGCGCGACGAGATAGCGGAAGAACGCCAGCTCGGCATTGCGGCAGGATTGGCTTGGCTTGCTGTGGCCGATGCCGTCGTGTTTTATGTCGACCATGGCATGAGCGCTGGAATGCGTGACGCAATGCATGCTGCAGAACGCGCACGAGTGACAATCGAAATTCGCACTCTCAAGCGTGCAAAAACCACATGAGTTGCGCCCCCCGCCCAGGTCCCCCTGGGGCAGCACGGTGGGGAGCAAGAGGGCCGGTGGCTGTGACCGATGCTGCCGCGAGCCACTGGCCCTCGCCCCATGCGTAGACAAAGTGTTGCTGCGGTGTGTCCGTGCTGTGGTCAGCGTATGCTGGTGCGACACGGTGTGCAGCTGTCGCCGCTGTTAGCCGATCTGTTCGACATGATCGAGCGCTCGGGCTCGAATGGCATTCTGTGTGAGGTGCTGATCGGCGTATTCTATCCTGGCCGACCGCGAGAGCAGGCTCGTAATTGCATTGTGGTCAATATCCATCATCTGAATGATAAGCTGCTGGAGACCGATCTGGAGATTCGTGCGCCTGTAAAATCAGGGCCCTATCGTGTACGGCGGCGGCAACGAGGGTGGTGGAAGTAACAATGTCATAATATATTGACAGTTAGCAGGCAAGAGGCTTAGGATTCGAATTCGATCAAAATCAGCCGGGGAAATCACATGACTATCTTGCGAGTAACGTCAAACGGCGGCAATAAGACCATGTCGGATTGCTGGTATCCAATTTTCCTTGATCAAAATCTTGCTTTGCTGCGGTCGGGCGAGGAGCAGGCCGCGCGTGATTGGATCAACAAATATGTTTTCGATGAGACGCTGCGACGGCGCAATCGCTCCGTCAATGTCACCGAGGCGCTGCGGGATAGCATTCCAAACCATCCGAACTGGAGTGGCACCCCGATGGAACCTTTGTGGGAACGCACCGGGCAGGATGAACAGCATGCGGCGTTCGTTTATGGTAATCTGGTTTGCCGTGTTGGCGTCCAGCGTCCCGAGACGTGGTGGGTTTACAAAATCACCATCGGGTTCGAGCGATCATCTTCGCTTTACGTTTACGATCACGAGTAGACCGGGGAGCGGCGGCACCGCCAATCAAACCAGAAGGGTGAATAACATGAAGAGACTGTTGCTATCGGCCGTCGCCGTCTTTGGCGTCGGACTGGCTAGTGCGGCATCCGCCGATACTCTGGACCCGCTGCACGGCTACATATGGAACTCGACCAACACGGCCACGACCGCGACGGAGTCCGGAGGAGTCACACCTCTGGGCAGCGCCGTGGATTTCGGGTTCGACATCAGCCCCAGTGCACTGACTGGGACCCAGTACCTCGCCATCGTGCTCCCTGGCACGCTGACGGGCAGCTTCTCGGTCTCGACGGTTGGGCCAAGTCCGACCTCGTTCAGCGTGACCCAGGAGGGCGCCGCCGGGGCCTTTGCCGGCGTCAACGCCACCCTGGAAGGTTATCTGAGCACGTTCGTGTCGCGGATCGGCACCGCGAGCCCGAACAATCCGATCGGAAGCCTGGAGGCGGTAGACACCGGGACCACCTCTTTCACGGTTTATCTGGCCAACCTCGGAAGCAAGACCTTGGTGGCCAATAGCTGCGTTGGAGCCTCGACGGCTTGCGGCGAAGACCTCACTATCGGCGGCCTGCCATTGGGTGCTTTCATCGTATCCTACTTGGACACCGGAACCGGCAATGTCATCGGGACCGCCAACAGCGGGGACCTGTCTGTCAACCAGTTGGCTGCCACTCCACTGCCAGCGGCTTTGCCGATGTTCCTCGGTGGTCTCGCCGGGTTCTACGGATTGCTTCGTCGCAGGCGCAAGACCACGTCTGCGTGAAGACCCTCTGAACAAATAACGGGGCCATCGTCCACAAGATGATGACTCCCTCTTGTCAACATCCAATTTCTATGCAACAGATACATTTGTAGCGGCAGATACAACGGGACCTGCTGGGCACTTGTCCACTCCGGACAATTGGCATGGCCGTGCCAACGCCTGTAGCATAAAATCGTTAGCCGCTTCAAAACGGAAGGAACATCCCAATGGATGATCCAAAGGCTGTGCTTGCACAGCTTCCAGCCCCTTCAATCAAACACGGGGCAAAGCTGAAGGAAATCCGCGCCCAATGGGACCACGGGTGTTCGCGAATCCTTCAGAAGGCGCATCTCTCTCGGGAACACCGCATCAAGGTTTCAATGGACTGGCTCGACAAGGCCAAGGTCCGAGACTTCGTGCTCGGCGAATTGATCTTGTCGTTCTCCAGACCATTGCCGGTGCCCCCGACCGAGGAGCAGCGCAAGGAGCGCGCGCAGAAGGCGTTTGTTCGTCTGGCTTACATTGACGAGCTGCCGCATCTGCGGGCGGTCAACAAGGTTGTTACCGACCGCCTAAGCGGTTTGGCGGATGCCGCATCCGGAACTCTCAAGACCTTCGATGACCTCGATGATCGCGAGAAGACATCTCCTGGTGTGATGTTTGCCGAATTTGCGAAAAGCATTGATGAGCAGATAGCTCTTCAGGCTCCGGCAAGCCCGTTCGCTGATGCGGCTGAGTAGCTGCATAAAATTCCAAAAAACACTGGCTCTCGCCGCTTCCGCTTCGAACCCATTCGAGGCAGAGGCGGCAGAGCTGGCGGCGCGTCGTGTAATGGAACAACAGCAGATCGACCCGACACGCATTCCGAATACGTCATTATACAGCCAGATGAATTTTGCTGAAAATGTCTTGCTGCAAAAACTGCGCGCCGAATGGCTCGAACTGCATCCGCTTCCTGTGAAGATTGCCAAATCAAAGACTTGGGAACAATCCCCGTCCATTCCGTTCAACTTAAATAGGTTCAGCAAGCATACACAGAAACGACGGCGGCATCCGCAGATGGTCGCCAATAAAGTAATTGTAACGCCTGAGATGCTGGAAAAGATTCACACGATGCTGCAACAAGGTACCTTGCCATCCAATGTCCGCCGCGCGTTCGGTTTGACGAAAGGACAGATTGCCGGGATCAAAGGCCGCTATGATGAACGACGCAGGATGAATCGAGATGTCCAAGATTCTAACTATTCAGCATCGCCAGTCGCTGCTGCCGGGGATGCCGGCGACGGCGGCGAAAGACAAGCTTGACGAGCTGGTGGCCTTGCAGGTGTTTGTTGATGCCTTCATCGCCTGCCAGGATCGCGATCGCGCGCACGAAGCTGTGGAGTACAAGCTTCGCTGCCAGCGCGAGTACGTGATCTGGCGGGATGGTGTTGTTGTCCCGTCGCGACAGCTTGGCAAGCAACCAAAGCCAGATGGGATTTCAGCACCTAAATCCCAAAAAGGAGAATTACCTGTCAACGATCCCGGCGATCTTACCGCTCACCGCTGGCGCAAAAATCTCAAGGACCCCGTTGCCTATGACCGGACTGTCGCCAACAGCCAGATCAAAGTCGTCTCCATGCTCGAACGCGGCTCCATTCGTCAGAAGGACCTTGCCGAGTTCTACACCCCAGGCCCGATCATCGAGCTGGCTCGCACGGCGCTCGGCGGCATCGATCTCGACCCGGCATCTTGCGCCCAGGCTCAGCGAATCGTCAAGGCTGCAAGGTTCTTCCGCAAAGAGGACGGCGCCCTTGAGCAAGAATGGCGCGGCCGTGTTTGGCTCAATCCCCCTTTCGGGCGCGACATTGTTCCAAAATTTGTCGAGAAGCTTCTGCAGGAAATCGAGCGTAAGCACGTCAAGGCCGCGATCCTGCTCGTGAACAATTGCACCGAGACAAAATGGTTTGCCAGCGCGGCTTCCTGCGCTGATGCAATCTGTTTTCATACCGGCCGCGTGACCTTCAACACCCCTGCTGGGGTTCATGAGGTTACCCAAGGTCAAGCCCTGCTGTACTGGGGCAAGGCTATTAAACGCTTTATAAAGGAATTTTCCGTTGTTGGTTGGATTGCGGTACCACCCATTATTGGTTGGATTAGTCCCGGCGCCCGCATCTAAACGGAGAGCGACATGGCAGAACGACTTGGCGATAAGCCGATTGACGCGAAGTACCGCGAGCAAATGAATGCAGTAGCCGTTACGCTGGATGAAGTCTTCAATGGTGACGCGCGCGGCGGCGATCGCAAGGTGGGCTTTGTGCTGCTGACTTTCGAATACGGCGAGAAGCAAGGCAGGTGTAACTACATATCAAATGGCGCCGATCGCCGCGACATCATCACGCTGTTCAAGGAACAGATAAAACGCTTTGAAGGCCAACCGGATATGACGGGGCACGCATGAAGATAATATTCACGCCGCAGGTCTTTGCGCAGATTTTGAGTTTGGTCGAGCAAGGGCTCAGCGCGGCGGAGATCGCCGCGCAGGTCGGCTGTACGCTCAACAGCTTGCGGGTGCGATGCTCACAGCAGGGCATACGCCTTCGACGTGCGAAAGCCAGTCCGAAGATCGCGCATCCAACGCGTTTGACGGTCAGGCTTTCCAGAAACGTCGGGATTCGTCTCGAACAGCAAGCCAGCAAGCAGGGGCTTTCCGCCACGAGGTTTGCCACCAATCTGCTTGAGGCGATCGTGCGCGACGATCTTTACAACGCCGTCATCGACCAGAATGTTGACATCAATTCGCGTCTCTTGCGTCGCGTCAACTAAAGTACATCAGATAATGCGCTGAACAGTAGGATGAGATACCGCCGTTGCAAGTAAAGCCTCGCGGCCGGCCGCAGACCCTGTGCAGCTTCCATGGACCGCTGCGGGCATCGAGAACGGCCCTGCAGCCGTTTGACGGGAGATCAAAATATTCGACTCCTTCCCAGTGCATGAGAGTTTCAAGGGCGGTCTCGTAGTCCATCTGTGATTTGCTCCTGATCCTTGCTGCTGGTGCCAACATCATGACTTGCGTCGTCGCGTCTTTGGCGACCCGAAGATGTCCGGACGAATCTGCTGCGGCGTCTTCTCCAGCATCGGCGCCAGCTTGAGCACGTAGTGCGCCGGCACCCGCTTCCAGGCCGAGACATACTGCCGGGTCACCCCGAGGTGCCGGGCGATCACGGCGGAATATCCCGCCCTGGAAAAGATGTCTCGCATCACCTTGTCCCGCGTGGTCTTTTTGATGCGTGGCAGATACTTGCTGATCATAAGATCGGGGCTATCCTTGCGGGCCGTAGCCCCGTTTGTCTGTGGACGCATTGTCAATTTCCTTTGTCTTAACCGGGGTTTTTCCTTGCCGGACATATATATGTTTACATTCGCGCAGGCAACTGGCAATAAAGGCTGAGCCACGTATGTCGAGTGAACCAATGCGTGAGAGCGAGCCATCGTCCCTGAGTGAACCATAAGGCTTGAGCGAGCCAAATGGCCCGAGTGAACCGAGGGATAGGAGCGAGCCGAACGAACTGAGTGAATCAAAACGACCGAGCGAGCCACATCTCGCGAGTGAACCAAAATCTTAGAGCGAGCCATTGTCCCAGAGTGAACCAAAAGACGCGAGCGAGCCAACTCCACCAGACAGGAGCTATTACGTGATCATGGACAATTCTGACAACTATCCAATTGCGGTGTATCTAACGATGCAAGAAGCTGGGGAGAATTTTCTGTCGAACACTAGGATAGTGCCAGTCCATATGTGGAATAGGAGCGAACCATCAAGGAGGAGTGAACCATAAGCGGAGAGCGAGCCAGTCGCAGAGAGTGAACCAAAACCAAGGAGCAAGCCATACTACTTGAGTGAACCAGTACGTCAGAGCGAGCCATTGGATCAGAGTGAACCAGGACACGAAAGCGAGCCAATGATGGTTGAGAGAACCAGAGCATAAGAGCGAGCCATCTAAGGTGAGTGAACCAAGGTTAACGAGCGAGCCAACCGTCCGGAGTGAACCAAACCGACAGAGCGGGCCATCCGATTAGAGTGAACCAAACCGACAGAGCGAGCCATAACTACCAGAGTGAACCATGATCCGTGAGCGAGCCATCCACATCGAGTGAACCAGACCTGAAGAGCGAGCCAAAAACCCCGAGTGAACCATGTGGCGGGAGCGAGCCGTTCCGCCGGAGTGAACCATGGAGTGTGAGCGAGCCAACTCATCGGAGTGAACCAAGATGCCGGAGCGAGCCAAACTCATCGAGTGAACCTTAACAGTAGAGCGAGCCAAGTTCTGAGAGTGAACCATATTATGAGAGCGAGCCATCGTCTGTGAGTGAGCCATACAAAGAGAGCGAGCCATGGGTCCTGAGTGAACCAGACAAATTGAGCGAGCCAAGCTGTGTGAGTGAACCACTTTGTGGGAGCGAGCCAACGCCTGCGAGTGAACCAACTGAGAAGAGCGAGCCAGAATATTTGAGTGAACCAACACATCGGAGCGAGCCAGTATCGGTAAGTGAACCACACGTTCGGAGCGAGCCATTTCACCCGAGTGAACCAAAGGACCCGAGCGAGCCACCGCATGAGAGTGAACCAATGAGTGATGAGCGAGCCATGCGATGTGAGTGAACCACGTTGATAGAGCGAGCCTAGACTGTTGAGAGAACCACAATAATAGAGCGAGCCATTCGTCGTGAGCGAACCAAAATCAACGAGCGAGCCACCAGATTGGAGTGAACCACACAGCTAGAGCGAGCCATAGATTAGGAGTGAACCAAAGAGTTTGAGCGAGTCATCGTGTTTGAGTGAACCAGATCATCCGAGCGAGCCTGGGTAACGGAGTGAACCAGACTTGAGGAGCGAGCCAGCTGCGACGAGTGAACCAAAGATTGCGAGCGAGCCATATCTCTGGAGCGAGCCAAAATCAGAGAGCGAGCCAGTTAGTCAGAGTGAACCAAAAGAAAGGAGCGAGCCATCATCCCTGAGTGAACCATGGAGTACGAGCGAGCCAATCTCTATGAGTGAACCAATCTCTTTGAGCGAGCCATGCGATGTGAGTGAACCAAATGAATTGAGCGAGCCATGTACCGTGAGTGAACCAAGAGTAGAGAGCGAGCCACGGTCAAGAAGTGAACCACACTAAGCGAGCAAGCCATACCCAAAGAGTGAGCCAAAACTACTGAGCGAGCCATAGGACAGGAGTGAACCATCATATGGGAGCGAGTGAACCATGGACCGAACGGATGAACAGTCACGTATCAGAGCTGCACGGGAACGCGCGGTGATAGCCGAAGCACAAAAACAAGATCGTTGCGTAACCTACATTGACGATGACGGGTGTGAAATCACTGTCACGCCAAGCGGGCATACGTTCTACAACGCAGCTGATTGGTGGTGATGAAGCGAGCCAGATTGCCCGAGTGAACCAATAGATGCGAGCGAGCCACCACCATTGAGTGAACTAGAGATAACGAGCGAGCCGTGAGATGTGAGTGAACCACCTGAATAGAGCGAGCCACGCCTATCGAGTGAACCAGACACGAAGAGCGAGCCATAGGACGCGAGTGAACCAAAAGAGTGAGAGCGAGTCATTTGACGGCGAGTGAACCAAAGATCGCGAACGAGCCAAAACCAAGGAGTGAACCAGACAGTAGGAGCTAGCCAAATCAGCCGAGTGAACCGTTACGTCAGAGCGAGCCAAATGATCAGAGTGAACCATATGGAACGAGCGAGCCATAAGCTGAGAGTGAACCAGATGAATTGAGCGAGCCGCTGTCAATGAGTGAGCCATGCCATTGGAGCGAGCCAACTCAATTGAGAGAACCAAAGTTGGTGAGCGAGCCGTTGTCCCAGAGTGAACCATGGAACGAGAGCGAGCCATCTCGTATGTGTGAGCCAAACTGCGGGAGCGAGCCACCCGATCCGAGTGAACCAAACCAAACGAGCGGAGAACTGCAATGAGTGCGTCAGTCAATCCACCAATCAATCCAATCGAGCAGTTACAGAAGCTGCACAAGGATTTACGCGCAGCGGCGGTAACCTTGACCGAGACCGAAGCTCGGTTCCTTGTAGATCACTACTACATCATGCAGGATGATCGTAAGCGAGCACACAACCAAGTCCTCGCCCTCGATGCGGACAAGGAGCCGCACGAGGTCGTGGGCTGGCTGGCCGGCAACAGCCGTGTGCTTGAGAATGAAATCAAGAAGGTTCTGGAAACTTATGCATCCTCCAAACGCATCGGTGTGTGGATGCAGAGCATCGTCGGCATCGGACCGGTGATTTCTGCCGGCATGTTGGCTCACATCGACATCGATATATGTCGGACTGCCGGGCAAATCTGGCGCTTTGCCGGCTATGACCCGACAGTAAAATGGGAGGCTAAGACCAAGCGCCCTTGGAATGCCAAGCTCAAGACGCTGTGCTGGAAGACCGGACAATCGTTCATGAAATTCTCCGGCAATCCGGACTGCTTGTACGGGCACCTGTACAAGGACCGTAAAGTCTACGAGGTGGCGCGCAATGACAGAGGAGATAATGCTGAAAGGGCGGCCCGTATTCTCAAAGAAAAGAACTTTGATAAGACTACCGAAGCCTACAAGCATCTGACCGCAGGACACTTGCCGCCTGCGCAAGTTGATGCTCAAGCAAGACGATGGGCGGTCAAGATGTTTCTGTCGCATCTGCAGATTTGCTGGTGGTACGACACCAAGGGTGAGCCACCTCCTGCTCCCTATGTCATCGGGATTAAGGGACACATTGATTTCGTACCGCCGCCAAACCTGGAGATGTTTCCTGGTTTGTCAGAAGCACTGAACCAGCAAAGGAACACCAACTCATGAACGAGCACAGTCGCGGCCGCACGGCGCATGACGAACTGAAAGCTCTCACCGGTGACGGTGACATCGAGCGTCAGATAGAGCAGATCGTAAATCCGAAGGCGTTATCCGACATCAGTCGGATGTCAGCCGACGCGATGCTGGCGCAGTACGAGGCTGCCGCCAAGGCGCTTGAGGAGATGGGGGTGTCCGCTGGTCGGAACATCGCCAGGATCGGAGAGAAACTGGCGGCGGAAATTGCCGAGGCTGCGGCGGTGATTCGCGACAAGGGCAGGCTGGCGCAGTCATTAGTCGAAGAGGCAGGCGCGCTGACCAGGGATATTCGTGACACCTGCAGCAACATCAAACGCAAGGTGGGCGGCTGAAATGAATGCATTGCTGACTATGACGCCAGAGAGCTTGCAGATGCGCCATGGTCATGCTGGACGATCCAAAGAACCGCGTCGATACGCTGTACGTGAATTTGTACGGCGTGCCGGCGGAGCTGAACTAACAAGGATGATGGTAGCGGCGGCGGCGCTCGCATTGCTGGTGACGTTGGCGGTTCCGCGCGCGCCTGCCGAGGTTCCGATCTCCGACAAGGATTCGATCCGGCTGGATCGAATCAAGATCGGCAAGAACGATAGCCTCCGGGTTGTCACGGCAATGCCGGGCCCGAGCCCAAGCCCGATGTTAGTATGGCCGCCGGTGGAGAGCGCTAAGCCGTCATCGCTGCCGCCGAGCGTGTCGCCGCCACTGCCGAGTGTTAGACTGCCGCCACCAGCTACGTTGGTTCAAGAAGCGGACGAGCGATCGGATATTTGCACCCGGCATGGCCTGCGCAAAGTGATCACGCAGGGCGGAAGGTCCTGGCGTTGCAGGAAGCCTGAGTGAGGAGTGTCAGCTATGGATGAAGAAGAGCAGACTATCCAATGGGCGGCGCAGGAGCTGGAGAAGCTGGAGCTAATTTCCAAGCATGTCCATAACGCTCTGCGTATGCTGCGCGTCGGTGAAACCGGAATCATCAGTTGCGGCAAGAAATTTCCGGTGATCGAGGTCAGGCAGTATGTGACCGCCTATGCGTTGCACAAGCGTAAATGGTTTGATTTGAAGCATGATGCGATCAGCAATGCGCTGCAGGCCACGCGGGTAAAAATGCCGTCGTTTTTGCCGACGACTCCACCGGATGAGCCGGAGGAACCGTAAAAATGCCCGATGAAAAACTCGAGTTGTCGATCCCAGAGGCGATGGCGAACATCGCCGAAGCGTTGGATCAGATATTGAACGGCACCGAAGGCGGCGCGCCCAGGAACGGTTTTGCGCTGCTGCTGTTTCCGTTCGGCGGCAAGGATGCAAGATGCAATTGCATCGTCAACGGCGCCGCCCGCGCCGACGTGATCAAGCTGCTCAGGACGCAAGCCGATCAGCTGGAACGGGACATGAAGAAGGAGAAGTTGGGGAGGGTGGATGATGAGGTGGGACAAGGCCTGAGCAAAACCAGCCTGTTCCTGCACGAGCTTGCTCAGCGCAAGATAACGCGCGAGCAATGCAAGCATAAAATCATCAACGAATGCAATGTCGCTGATTTCAATCTCGATCAGCTGCTTGATATTTACGATCCGGACAAGATGCAATGAAGCGTCACGTTCCGTTGTCGCTGAAGGAAAACCGAATTCGCTATGGTCAGTGGGGCAGCACCGACAACGCCGGCATGGCCGGCGGCTTTCGTTTGATCAGTCCTAACGGCGCGCTGATGCTGGTGCTCTCGTCAGGTCCCAAACAAGACCCTGCTGAATGGGAGCACGTCAGCGTCAGCTGCGAGCACCGCACCCCGGAATGGAAGGAGATGTGCTTCGTCAAGGACATGTTCTGGGCCGAGGATGAATGCGTGGTGCAGTATCATCCACCGAAAAGCCAATACGTGAACTTCCATCCCTACGTGCTGCATCTATGGAAACTGGCCAGCGGCGCCTTTCCGATGCCATCGATGCTGTTGGTAGGTCCAACTGCTGGAGCCAGATCGTGAGACTCGCTGATCACATGCTCGCCGCCGCCGGGACGCTCTACGATCTCGGCGGGTTCGCAACATTCATGCGCCCGTTCCTCAAGAAAGCCGAGCGCTTCGAAGTCTCCGACGATGTCGCGCGCGCGGCGGGTGATCTGGTCTATTCGCGTCCCTCTTGCCTCGCAGCGGCGCTGCCACTCTGCCGCCTGCCTTATGATTCGATGTGGATCGAATATCGTGGTGGGCTCGGGCCGAAGGCCGGCCGCCGGACATTCGACCACGCGCCGGTACCTTGTAAGCAAGGCGTGCTGATTGAATCAATGCCGGGAGGCCAGACCGGGTTCATGACCGTGGCCTGGATGCACAAGGCTGAGGACGAGGACTTAGACCTCGACCTCGAATACGCGATCAACATCTCGCCAATTGCGATCTATTTTGATTGGCGTGAGAACGGTGACGTGCGCGAGGTCGTCCGCTGGGCGCATGACAGCCTCATCAATAACGTTCCCGAGCACGCCCGTGATCTTGTTGAATGCTATCGCGAGGCGATCGAAAAGAAGTGGTTGCAATACGTTAGTACCGACGCAGTCCAGCATCTTTTCACCGGCAGCCGCGCTTGGGACAAGTTCACCGGCAACGCGCGCGAGATCGAAGCCATGAAGGTGTTGGATCGGCATGCGATGCCGGGCATCTCGCCACATGGCATCGGGCTGATCGCGTTCATCATGTCGCGCTGCACGCCGGAAGAAATTCTCAAGTTCATGCTGCAGTGGGAAGCCGATGTGCAGGGCGAAGGCGCTTGGGTGCAATGCTTCCTGGCGATGCTCAACACCAAGAACCCTTGCGTCGAGCACGAAGCCGTCGACCTGACACGCTTGAATAAATCGCGTCGCAAGCTCGGACGTACAGAATTCCTGCCGTACCGGCGCACGCGGCTGGCGCTGTCGCGCTCACAGGCGCGCATCGCCGCCGCGCGCGGGCTCGACCGCGAGGCGGCGCGCGCGCATATGGTGCGCGGTCACTTCAAGATTCGAAGAACTGGAGTTTTCTGGTGGAGTAGTTTTTTGCGCGGAGACGTCTCGACCAGCGCCACGCCGAGGGCGGAATACAAGGTCAACCAGGGAGGTTGAAGCATGAGCGAAATAGTGGAACAGCAGCGATCGATGCTCGCTGCCTTGAACGCCAGCAGACCTCAGTTGCGCCGCGATGAATGCGGTGATTGGCGCATCAACGGCAGTAGTGGTTACATTTACGCCGACGGGTCTGAATTTCTACTGGGCGTGCAATGCCAGTCACCGCGTGCGTGGACCTTCGCTAAACGACAGCTGGCGTTCTGCCGGGTGACGCAGGACGGCGATGACGAGGGCTGCCTGCACCTCGACCACCTGCCGGACATCGCCGAGGCCCAGACCATCCGGACCGTGCTCGGTATCCGCAAGCGACGGGATATGACACCGGAATCTCTTGCCAAGCTAGCCTCAGTAAGACGCCCGTTCGGGCGCCAGGATCGCGTAAACTGAAGGGGTCGCTACCCCCCATAGGGTCAAGGCGCACGACGTTCTACGGCTTCGGCTCCGGGTCTGTCCCTGGCGGGTGGAACGGCTGCCCGACCGAGGCGTACCACGTCAGGGTCGCGCCGCCCTGGCGCCAAGGCTCCGGCGGCGCCATAACGGGCTCCAAGGCATAGGGCATGCTGTCCACCGCCTTCTGGCGATCCTTGCCCTCGGGTACGGGGCCGCGTTGCAGGTTCATTCGTCACCGTGTTTTCACGTGAAACAAAAAAGTGGAGGCTGATCGCTCAGCCTCCGAGTAAGGAGGAATTAGGTTACGCCTTGGGTCCACCCTCTGCCGGTGGCACAGCAATCGGATGCTCAGGCTGAGGCTGTCCAGTTGTCGGTACGTCCACAAGGAACCAAACATAACCGATTCCAGGGACCACGACACAGACTAGATACTTGACCCCGCCAGGACCAGACACGCCAGGAATGTAGATTGGATGCGACGGAGTCAGTCCATTTCCAGCCTCGGGAGGCTGTTCACCAGGAGGAATCGGAATATAGATCGGCGGCATCGCGACCGGAGGCCAACCCGGGCTCGGTTGCGGTCCTGGAGGAGTGGCGTCAACCCATGGCGGAGCAACACCTCCCCAGAAGCCTGGAGGATTGCCTGGACCCTGACCAGGAGGATTCGGCCAGACGCTTGGAGGAATCGGATGCGATGGATATGGCGGTGGACCACCCGGTGCGATCGGTGGCATCACCCACGGCGGCAATGAGCCAGGACCACCAGAGATGCTTCCTGGAGGCTGACCCGGATAGTAGATCGGTGGCATCGGCCAACCACCCACGCCATACCCTGGATCGACTGGTCGATTGGGACCTCCCGGAGCAATCGGATGCGTAGGCCATCCCGGCACGCCGTACCCTGGATCGACTGGTCGATTGGGGCCTCCCGGAGCGATCGGATGCGCAGGCCACCCAGGCACTCCGAATCCTGGATCGACTGGACCACCACCTGGACCATCGAGCATGATGATATAAGCGAGAGAGCCTCTCATATTTGTTTACCTCCTGAGATGCCGAGGTTATGGATCAAGTCGCTAGGCATCTTAACGACTTGAGATCGAATTTTAGTTTTGTTTCGCGACAGATAGATGGCGCTCGATCGCCGTCACTTGAAGATCGCCATGATGGTGGCGCCGATGCAACCGCCAATGAAGAAACCGATGAGAATCCCAGCCCAGAAAGTCATTCCGATTCCTCATCCGTAGCGCCAGAAGTGCGGCAGACCAACGCCGCCGCCGAGCAATCCGGACAACCATAGCACAACGGCGATGGCGCAGATCAGGATAACGACGACGCGTCCCCATTTTTCCACGTTGGCGTCGATCGACCAACCCAGCAGGCCGGTGATCAGCCAGCGAATGAGGAAGGCGATCAGGACGACGATGGCGATATAGAGCAGCAGATTCAGAAAGCTGACTAGAATGGCCATGGTGAATCTCCGCATGAGGTAGTGAAACTTTAGCCAGACACACAGAAAGTAGATAAATGAGCACATCAACTGAGCTGCGCGACTTGGCCAACAGAATCGAAAGCTGCTGCAGGGAGTCGCGCTCGCACTCGATCGCTTGGCCGATCGTCAGGATTGCGTGTGATCACCTGATGGCGATCGCCAAGATTCATGAAATCCCTGTAGGTGATCCGCCGCTCAAGTCACAAACCGCCAGCTGACGGTGCCCAGGCCGTCGATGTTCAAGGTCTTCGCCAGCGCCGGGCTGAGATCGATGCCGGCGTTGTTGGTCGTGCGCCCGCTCATGTCGGTGCCACTCTCGGCCTGTGGACGCTCTCCGGTCAGCCAATACGGGTCATCGATATTCCACGGTCCGACGTCCCAGATTTCCGCGATCGCCTTGATGTTATTCACGTTGATCACTTCAACTTTAGGACGGACGCCTTCAAAACGATCCGGCAAGGCGATGTACAGATCGCTGTCGTTCAGCATCTTGTCTTCGTCATAGGCCGAGCAATTCGGATCGCTGCTGCCGCCGAACACACTGGCGGTGATATCCTTCTGGTTAGAAGGAATGCTTCGCGGGTTTAGGCTTAGGTCCACCATCACGTGACCGTCGATCGCCTGCACCAGCGAGGCCGCGATCATCCGGCAGATCGCGGTGAATCGTTGATGATAGATGTCGGTATCGACCACGCTGTCGACGAACAGAACTTCGATCAGTATCGCCGGCATCTCGGTTGAGTTCAAGAATTTCAAATCCGATCGATACTTGGCCCCGCGATTTATCAGTCCGACTTTCGCGATGGCGTTGACCACATGCGCCGCGACGTCGGACGCGGTGACATACAGCACCTCCGTTCCCATCGGTTTTGTGGTTTCGGTGTAGCAGTTGAAGTGGATGCTGACGTCGAGGTCGCGCGTCTGTGAGTTATGGTAGTCGACGATGGCCTGTAGGTTCGCGCTCTGATTGGTGGAACTGTCATCGTGGAAAGTGTGCACCGCTGTGTAGCCGTGCGCGTACAGGATATCGGCCACGGCATCCACGACCTTACGCGCTTCATTGACCTCGTCGATGAACGCGCGAGCGCCAGGAACATCGGCGGCGTGGCCGGATGAAATTACGACACTGACCATGACATTGATCTCCTTTAGGGTAATGGTCTTTTCTTCAGCATTATCGTGCGCAGCTGCATGACAGCGAGAATTTTTTCATCCGCTTCGATATCGCGCGTCTCGGCATCGGTGAGATCGCGCAGCTGCAGATCATCGGTATAGGCCATGACGTGCCCGCAGTAGATACAGACGGTGACGTCGCCAGGGTCTGGTGTCGCCGTCTCGTCGTCGATCGGTGTCGCGCCATCGACACGCTTGCCGCAACCGGTGCACCTCGACCATGGCACCCGGCACGCTTGTCCGGTGAAATGCTTCTTCATGTGTTGGTACGCGGCGATAGATCAACATAGTTGGGTGCCGACGGATCGGTGGATTGTGCCGGGAAATATCCCGGGGCTCTTGGATTATCAAACTGCGGCTGGACGTAGCCCGGCTTGGTTGGATCGGTATACTGTGTCGGTGGTGGCGCGATGCCCGCTGGCGCGCCCTTCGGCACTGTCTGCCATGTGAAGCCGCCGATTTCTGGAATCGGATATTCCACATTGGCGCGCGTGGTGTAGCCGCCCTGTCTTGTGTAATTATGTTCTGCTTCCATGATCAGATATTTGCCGTCGACACCAGGGCGGGCGCCCTTGATCAGCACGTGACCGCCGGCAATGCAGCGTGGCTCACCATTCAGCAGAATCCAACCGTGACCGCGCTTGCTGGTGCTGGTCTGCTCGTCGCCGCTGTTCTCCTGCTCGCCGGTGGTGCTGTTGGCCACTGGATGAACCGCGTTGGAAATAGCCGAGGAGCCACCGAACGGCGTGCTACCACCAACCGATGACTTGACGGTATCCCACGCCGCCTCGCCGATCTTGAAGAATCGCTTCTGCGCTTCGCCCCATTGCGCGCGTCCGGTGTACGGCTTGATGCGCCAACCGATCAGGTTGATGCCCCAGATTGCCTCGATGATTGGCATCGACTGTCCCATGCCGTTGACGCCTTCACCGCGTCCGATCATGATTGCGGTGTTGTTAGAAATCTTGAACAGGCCGCCGGTTTCCTGCGCCATGCGCGCACCGAAATTGGCCGGACTGTCATTGACGTGCCAGTAGTTGCGCGCGACCTCCATCATCTTCGGCGACATCTGCACGCCCATTCCGGCCTTACCAAACATGTCGGTCATCACCGTATGCATAGGAATATTGCCGCCACCGCCACCACCGCCACTACCGCCAGCACCACCACCGCCGCCACCCCCGCCGCTGTCACCACCTCCACTGTCATCCTTGTCCCCCTCGCCCCAGTTATTGCGCGCGATCTGCTTGCCGAGCTGCTTGACGTCGCCGCCGGTGCCCTCGATCCACAGCCGCCGGCCGCCACCGCGCCGGCCGAAACCGCTTTCCACCGATGTCACCACGCCGGAGAAGATGTTGCACATCCCGGGGCCGCCGAACGGCAGCTCATTCTTACCTAACGCCACCATCTGAAGAGCACTGACGCTTTTGCCTGTATCGGGCACCCGTGGACCTTCGCCGGCCCAGCCGAGATAGACTTCCAGACTCACGCCATCCGGCGGAATCGCCAGCATGCCATTGCTGTCATCCAGCTCAAGATTGCACTGGTCGTTTCCCTTCTGGAATGAATCGATCACCTGCAGCGAGATCAGAAACGGATCGATCACGGGAGTGATATCCATCCCGCCAACCTTGATCATGTAATCAGCGCGACGGCGTGGGCCCTGATGTTCAACCATTCATTTGATCCCTTGTGTCATGTTGCCTTCCGGTGTGGTGCCCCACAGCACCACCGTATTGGCCACCTGCGCTCCTCCGGCAAGGATCACATAGTCGATCGGAATCCTGACCTGCGTGCCGACCGGCAGGAACGGTGAATAGCGATGCGCCTTGGCGAGATGCGGATTGTCATCCAGCAACCGCTCGATCATCTTGGGCGCGCGGTTGCGATAGCGCCGCCACAGGATCAGATCGGCGGAAATGAAATCGGACCCGACGGTCACCAGATCATAGGAGGAAACACCCATCAGCATGACTCCAAGCTGGTTCTTACGAGAGCATCAGGCGAGGGCTTCAGGAGTTCCCCCGCTTGGGCCGCCTGTAGCAGACCACAGCTGGGTGAAATTCTGCGCCCCGTCATTCGGGATCGGCACACGTTGAAATGCTGCCTCGAATTCGATCTGCTGTCCGATGCCGTCGACCGCCAGCAGCGAGTGACCGCGTTGCAGGCTCTCGATGATGAACCAGCCGAAATGCCAGCCGTCACCGCGAATCAGAACGTGAGCCTGACCAAGTCGGCGCATGTTGTCGAGCACGTCGAGATGCAGCAGGCCGCCTGCCGACTGAACGCCGCGATTGCGCTCGTGGCGGGCAAAGTAATGCGGAAACACCTTGCCCTTCAGCGTGATCATCTCGTCGTTCTCACCGACCCATTCACGATACATCGCCGCGCCAGCGATCTCCTTCTTGGCCCAGTCGGCGGCGGTATGATGCGAATAGTTGTCGACGTTGAACGGGTAGACCTGAAACTGCATCGGCCCCCATTGAAACAGCACCCAGTTAGCCATTGTTCACTCCGCGCGATGCAAAAATTCATCCCATTCCTCGGCCGGGCCGATGACCACCTGCCAGAACGCGGTTCTGTTGCGATCGTCGGAGCCTCTGCTGCAGTGGGCGCGAATACGCTGACACTCGCGCTTGTCGCCGCGATAGAATTCCGTCAGCACGAAGCCGCCCTGCGGCCGATCGATCTTGTAGGTGACAACCCAGTCGTCCATGCGAAACCTCCACGAATCACGCGGCCCCGATATCATGATAGCTGTTGAGTCTTGCTTCGCGCACTTCGTTGTTTGCCTGCCTGCGCATCGATGAGCGCGCGAACTGCACCTCGCGATCATTGACATTGAGCTTCAGATTGACGTCGCGCTGCAACGGCGCGGCTGCGGTGCGCGCTGCCTCATCCACCTTAGCTGCGACTGGTTCGGCAGGCTTCTTGGCTTCGGCAACCGCCGTCGGTGCTTTAGGACCGGCCGCCCCAGCAATGCGATTAACCTCGCCATAATGCGATGTTGTACGTTCTGGATGAGCACCGATTGTCGAGAACCGTCTGGCAAGTATGCTTGCTTTTCCCCCGAGACTTTTCGAATAGGTACCACCAGGGGCGCCGCGTAAACCTCCTTCCTGCACGGAGGTTTTAGAATCTTTCACGAACTGTTTGACTGAAGCATCCACGTCATAAGCATTCTTGCCTGGTACTTGACCGTGGGCGTATTGAAAAACACCAAACGAACCGCCTTCATCCTGGAGATTTTTTGTTCTGGGATCGAAACTTGATTCGGCAGCGGCAACGGACGTGCCGAACCGGGCCCATTCGTCGGCGGAACCGGTTTTAAATCCGAATCTCTCGCCGCCCGGAGGAACAGTACCGACCAATCCTGATTTCTGGTACTCATCCTTCAGTTTGTTGTAAAGGGCCACGCCGCGCGGATCAGCACGTCCGCGACCGCGACTGCCGCCGCCACCGCCACCTGATGGCGCAGGTGCAGGTGCAGGCGCAGGCGCAGGCGCAGGCGTAGGCGCAGGCGCAGGCGCAGGCGTGCCGCCACCGCCTGCGGCAGCGACCTGCGTAGCATCTGCTTTGCCTGGACCAGTCCATTCGATATGCGGCGCATCCTTCTCCGGCAATGGCTGACGCATATTGCCCGCGCGTAACGCCGAAGCGAATTGCTCCGGGTTCTTCTTGATCCAAGACTTCATGGCTGGAGACAAATCTTCTCTGTTGTCTATATCCCACGCCGCACCATAGGCATGAGACGACCAGCCTTTGCCGCCGAGCCACGATCGTTTCTGGCGTTTGTTGTAGTCGCCAAAACTTTTTATCGGCGCACCGGCCGCTTTCATAGCATTCGTAAATTTTTCGATATCTCCTGCTGCCTCCGGATGCGCAGCAACCTTGCCGAATGGTGTGTTAACCGTCGCCAACTGACTCCGTTCAAGCGGTTTATCGCCACGGCGCTGGAAATAGTTGACCTTACGTTTCTCAACAGGAAGACTCGAACCTCGCGGTGACACACTAGGACCACCACCGCCGCCACCGCCCGGTGGCGTTGGCGCAGGCGCACCGCCACCGGGCGGTGGAGCCGTTGGCGCTTCGGGTGGAGCCCCCGGAGTATCAAGCGGTTCTTTACCGCCGCCGCCGCCGCCGCCGCCGCCGCCGCCGCCGCCGCCGCCACCACCACCGTCGCCACCGGGTCGAGCCATCACGGTGCTGCCGCCGCCAAAGTCGGTGCCGCCTTGACCGGGAGTGCCGCCAGCGTAGCCGCCCGTATAGCCGGCATAGCCGGTAGCAGGACCGACGCCGCCGCCAGGATGATAGGATGCGGGCAGGACGCGCGCGTCACTGCTGGTGCCGTAACCGCCACCGCCACCGCCGCCACCGCCACCGTCGCCGTCACCAATCACTGTGTAACCGCCACCGCTGTGCAGGCCACCGCCGCCGCCGCCAGGAGCGACGCCGCCGCCAGGGTGATAGGCTGCGGGTATGACGCGTGCATCAGCGCTGGTGCCGTAACCACCGCCGCCGCCGCCATAGCCGGGCATGCCAAGCGAAGCCTTCCAGACTCTGGCGCCTGGAACACTATCCGACAGCGTTTCCGAAACACGTATTAGTTGTTTGGTGTTGGTCTCCAACTGTTTTCCAAGGTAGTTGACTTTCCCGGCAACGGCCTGTTCAGCAGGTGTCGTCGGTGGCGCCGTCGCACTTGATTTTCCAAATACGCGATCCCACCAGCCGCTTTGTTCTTTTTGATGCTGTTGTATTTTACTCAGAGTTTTTTCAGGACTCGTTGTCGCTTTCGCCGCTTTCGCTGCCGCTTTCGCTGCTTCCGCTGCTTCCGCTGCGTCTTTTTTGCCGATGTCGCTAATGCCGGCCTCAGTTCCCAATTTGTCGGTTCCAGCTCCGCGCAGAAGATCGGATATCGGACCCGGGGCCTTGCCGGTGCCGAATGCCCAATTCCATGCGTTGGTGATATATTCGACGGTCTTGCGGATGCTTTCGAGCATCTCAATCATATCTTTTAAAAAGTGAGTGGCGCCAAATGCATCCATCATCGCGCCGATTTGAATTCCGAGTTCCTCGACTTCGCCTGTCAGCTGCTTGAGCGTAGCCATCGGTCCTTCGAGTCGGTTCAACGCCGCTCTTGCGCCTTCATCTCCTTGCGCTGCAGCTCGCAGCATTTTCTGTTGATCATTCATCACGCCTTTCAGATCATCGCTCATCAACTGCCGGATCGCTTGTCGCTGTCTTCTGTTGGTTTTGAACAGCGCATCGTTTTTGTTTTCGGCGCCTTCGTACAGACGCATCAAGGTCGGCAGGAATTCAGCGCCATTCTTCACCGCCTCTCGCAGTGATTGATTCAGTATCTCGGCACTGGGAAAGTTCAACGCCTTTGCGGTCTCGTCACTGCCGATATCCTCCATGACGCGGCCGAGCAGCGCGGCTGAATCGGAAGTCGAACCGGTTACCTTATTGAGCGAGCCAAGCGCCGTTTCCATCTGCACGACGCCTTCGACGCCTTTGTAACCCATGTCCTTGAATTTTTCCGACAACGCCGATGCCTGTGGCCCCAGCTCGGCGATGTTGACATTCAGTTTGGACGCGCCAGCGTTAAGCACCTCCATCAATTGACTGGCCTGCTCCGGCGGAATCGATAGATTGCGCATCAAATGGCCGACGGTCTGACTCATCTGATTGATGGAGACATCGGCAGTCTGTGCTTGCAATGCGATCTGCGGAAATATTGTCTTGACTTGATCAAGTGAAACGTTCGCGGTATCGCCCATCGTCTTGAAGGCATCGGCCATTGCCTCAAGGTCGCCGCCCATCTGCCGGTGAACTTGCCTGATGGCCTCGCCGTATTCGCGGGTTTTCGCCGCTGTGATTCCGGTCTGTCCCTGTATCACCCGCATCTTGTCATCGAATGTGGCGAACCCTACGAACGATCGCTTCGCAGCCTCGATCGCAGTGGCGACCGAAGCATATTCAAGCACCATGTTGCGTAGTGCTGTAACTGTGGTGTTGACCTTCTCGGCATGATGCTGTTGCGCATCGCCGGCCCTTTGCCCGGCCTGCTCTGCTGCAGCACCTGCCGCCGTCGCCGCCTGTCGAGACTGCGTATAATGTTTGTGCAGGCTATCAGTGCTGAGACGGTACTGCTTGTCGGCTTTGGCAAACTTGGCTGCGGTGATATCGGCTGCCTTGCTTGACGCTTGATGTTGCTGCGTTATGATTCGGCCGGTCTTGATGGCTTCCGTGCTCTGCTTCTGCAGCGTCTGCGTGTAGGTGTTGGCTTTCTTGGTATGCTGATCCAGCGATTGTGTGACGCCCTGCGTCGTCTGCTTGGTCATCGCCTGAATGTCTTTGTTCAGGCTTCTGAATCCCTCCTTCACCGATTTGATGACCGGCGCGGTCTTGTCTTCCGCAGTTATTTTGATTTTGGTTTCTGGATCAGGCATCAGGGCTCTTCGCTCAGATCAAAAGCGCTTTCGTGAGTTTCGAGTGGCGGCGGCATCGGCGGCTCTGATGCGATCGGCTGTCCACTGCCATTGGTAGCCTTGATCTCAACCTCGATCCTCGGTTCTTCCGGAAGAGGAATGCGTCCTTCCGCAATAGCGCTGCGGACTTCCGGCGTGATCACCGAGAAGAAGGCTTCCATCACCCGGTCCGCATCCGGGTAGCGAATTTGACGCATCACCGCTTCATCGACACCGGCCAGCTCCACCATCAGCTCGAACTGACTGGCCCAATGACCTTCAGCCCACAGCAATACGTGTCCAAGCATGAACGGGCCGAACGTGATGCTTTCAATCTTCTTGCCCGCGTGCTCGAACGGGATGAAAAGCTCGACGGTGCGTCCGCCCAACTTGTTCGCGGTGATCATACGTGTATCCAGATCGTGATGACGTTCTCGCCGGCCTCGTTGCGCTGATCGACAAACTGAATATCAGCGGCGGGGCCGGCGCCATCGGTGTCGGCCACCACTACGCGTTTGTCCTGGTCTTGCACCAGCAGCTGTTCTATCAACTCGTTGACGGTCATGTTTTAAAAACCACCAGCACCAGCACCACCCGTTGTTGCGTCGGTCGGGTTGCCCGGGATCGCCAGCAGACGCACCATCTCTCTGTTGACGTCGATACCGCCTATGCGTTTCTCCGAGGTGAAAAAATCCCAGAAGTAGATTTCAGACAAGTTGGCGTTATCGCCGGCCTGCTCTTGCATGCGCAGCTCATAATGCACAATCGATTTGATGCTGTACTCATGATGCATCAAATTGCCCTTGGAGAACGCGGTCGGGTTTACGCGTCCAAGACGACCCCACATGACGGCGATACACTGATGTGCCAGACTTGAGCGGCGATCGCGGATCAGGCCATAGGCTGTGAAGCGTTGATGCTGGGTAGTCTCTCGCGACAGGTAGGCCATCACATCTGACGACCAGCCAGCGAGATTGAAAGTAGCTTCGAGCTTGTTCGTGTGTGATGGAATCTCAATGCCGACTGAGGTGCCGCCCGGCGTGTGATCGACATAATTTTCTTCCAATGTCGGCAGCTTCAATTCCTGCAACACCAGATGGGTAGAGATGCCGGGCGCGCCCTTGTTCGAATCTTTGGTCGAGGTATCGCCACAGATCAAGTTGGCGCTTTCCAATGCGTAGACGGTTTGGTTTGACATCTATCAATCCTTTTCGATGGTTGAGGAGACGAGCGGGCGCTGCCCGCTCGCAGGCGATCAGGCAGCAAGGTTCATTTGATCTGCCAGATCGGCAACCATGGCATCGATCGCCGCGCGATAGCGCGATGACTCGATGGTCAGATGCTTGAGCACCGGCGGCTCTTCCGCAGCGAAGCCTACCGTCAGATGTCCGAGCCGTATCTGTTCAGGCGAGTTGCCCTCGGTGCGGAAGTTGACCTTGTAGCCGAGGATATGCTGATCGGCATAGAGATCGCGCAGGAAGTAAGTCATGGTGTTGAGAATCGCCTGCACGGTATGGCCGATGATGTTGTAGCGGCCAAGGAAGTAGCGCAGCGCACGCAGCATGCCGAGGTGAATGTAATCGCGCCCTCGCATCACGTTGTACATCTGCCACAAAGGGTCTTCACCGGCATTGTCGGTCGAGATCAGCACGAAGCCGCCGGATGCGATCGCGAAATCATCACCGATCTCACCGCGCACCAGCACTCCGATGTTGGCGCCGAGCAGCTCCTGTGCTTCGTTGGCGCTGTCGGTCAGGTTGAAGCCGATGTTGCGATTGGGCGAGATGATGCCCTGCACCGGTTGATTCGCCGCGCTGTGGAATGGCGCGCCGGTTTCATGATCACGTCGCACCATGATGCCTGCCATGCGTGGCGCCAGCGGCCGGATCATGATGTAGGACGTCGCCGGGTCCATCACCCGGCAGCCACCGGACAACGGGATCAGCCGATGACTCTGCATCGTCTCGCGCCAATCAAGGTCGTTCTGCATCGATGAGCCAGCGCTTTCCACCAACATTTGGCCCATCAGCTGATTGCAGATCGAGGTCGCGCCGGCCACCACCGGATTGGCGCCCGCGACGATCTCGCAGGTATAGGTGGCGGTGGTGCCAGTCTCGATCCATGTCAGGTCGAAGGTCGCATTGACGCCTTGGCCGGTCGTCGACACCGGAGCCTCGGGAACGATCGACGGCGTCTCGGTGCCGATCAGATAGCCGGGATAGTCGACAGTCACCGTCAACACTGCGCCGCCAACATCATCGATAGTGGCGACGCGCAGGATCACGTTGTTTTTCATCATCAGCTGCTCGCCGACCTGATACGCCATGCCGCCGACCGCGACCGCAGCTGCCGAAACTTCGCGCCCTGGCGGCGGCGCGGTGATGGTTGGCGGCGTCGCATACCACGCGCCGGGCAGCTCCAGCTCGACGGGGCCCAGCGTCGTATCGGACATGCCATAGGCGTGTCCGGTCGCCTGCACCGCGTCGGGCCCGCCACCGGTGAACTCCACCGGATAGAGATGATCCGTGACATAGCCGATGCCTGGATTGGTGCGCTCAATGTAGCCGACGCCATTGGCCATCTGCGAGGTGTAGCCCGGCGCGGTGAGGATGCGCGGCGTAAAGCCGAGCTTCGGCGCGGATTTGAGGAAGGCCCACATGCCGGTGCCGTTGAGGCTGTCGCCTGCGATCTTGGAGATGGTCTGCTGCAGCTTGATCGCCGGATCAGGATCGGTGCCTTCCGGTGTTCGTACTATGACGATACGAGCAGCGAACTGAGTTACGCCGAGCTGATCATTGATGCCGCGAACCGCGTCGGACAGATAGCCGGCCTCGCCGATCTTCTTGGTCAGGCGTGTATCGTTCGAGTTGAGAAAAACCGGAGTGTCATACGGAAACAGCGTCGGGTCGGCCAGCGGCGCTGGCCCTATCAGACCGATGGTGGAAAGATCAGCGGCCAGAACCGGACGTGCGCCTTCGTCAACTACGCGTATACTAATGCCGAATACTGGATCGCCCATTGTGTCTTCTCCTGTTTGAAAGTTGAAAGAGAGTTAGAACGCAGCTGGCGGTATCGTGATTTCCAGCTGCTTGACCGTCAACGCGTGCAACCGCACCGACAGCAGCAGCTCCGGCTCCGCGCCTGCAACCGGAAGCGAGAAGATACGTAGTTCGCGGATGTAATCGCCGATATTCGGGTCCTGAATGATCGGCGTGACCAAAACCGATCCGACTGGATTGCACTCCATCTTCATCGCTGTCATGCGCAGGTTTGCCTGCGGCGTCACCTCATGCGCTGGCGGAATCTGCGTAGTCTGCCGTCCTTCGAAGAATGCTATGTCAGCCATATTGGCTACCTTGTCCGTTTGCGTGCGTCATCGAACAGCTTTTTCAATTGCTCGCGGTTCCAGCCCAGCTTATCGGCTACCATCTTGACCTGCGCGTCATCCTCGGTCATTGACCGCTCGGCGCCAAGCGACAGCTGGGTGACGACATCGCTGTCTTGTACCTGCTTCTGCCAAGACTCAAGCAGGCCAGCGTAATGCATCTCGATCAGCATGTCAGAGCGCATGACCGGTGCAGGCGCCGGCGCATAAAACTCGCGATGATCGATGTTGAAGCGTCGACGACGATACACTTCATGGTCGCCGTCGATATCCAGCTCGATCAGCTTGTTGTTGAGCGGCCAGATCATCGAGCCGTCGCGCTGAGTGGCCTGCACGGTCCATTCACCATTAATTTCAAGCAGCGTCATCTTAACGGTGGTGGAGGTGAGAAAGTCATCCTGGCGCTGGAATTTGTACCAGTCAATGCCGTCGGAGACGCGTTTGCAGAACAGCACGTTGTGGCGCAGCAATGGATGACTCTCGGGCCGGTACGACACCCAGTCGCCGTGATCAATGATATCCATCATGCGTACCCCGATGCGTACCAACCGCCGCCAATCATGATCTGAAACTGACGAAAGCGAAAAGCATCGAGGTATCCCCCTCGGGAGCTGGCCCAGCCGGTTACTGCCGAACCACCATAAGGTTCGGTTATGTTAGGAGAAGCACCGATACCTATGTCGCCGACATAGACCCAGCGCACAGTCGAGACTACTTGGTTATAGCGATAGTTGGCGGCATCCCACGCGTAGTTGCTGGCAGTGTTGTTGACATAGTCATGAATCCATCCATATTGCGGCGTCCAGACATGACCAGCATTGGTGGTGTACATCACCCAGCCGCCGCCGTTGGAAAGAAATCCGATCAGGTCGTTGTTGTGGTGGATGTACATCGGACCCCAGTCTTGGTCCGTAAGCTGTATTTGATTTGATCCAGCTCCCACAAGCGTCAGGCCTTGTGTGGTGATCGTGCCGTCGACCGACACGTTGCCGTGACTGGTCAGGTCTCCAACCGTGGCCGGATAACCGTTGGTGTTGAGGCTATAGCTGCTGATATGCTGGCCGTTGATGTTGCCGCTGACATTGAGCCCACCGCCGGCAAGCGAATGATTGCTGCCGTCGAACTGATGATAGGCGCTCTTCGCCTGATTGAGAAACAACGCTCCGGTGCTCGGGTTCGCGACACGATAGATCGAGATGTCGCCGATCAGGTTGGCGTCGCCGGTGCCGGAGAAGGCGCCATTGTAGGTCAGCGCTTTCACCGCCATCGCACCGCTGGCACGCGCAATCGTCAAGGGCGCGTCGAGCAGAACGCCGCTGTCGGCATAGCGCAGTAGTATGAAGTTCGATCCGGCATCGCCACCGCTTTCAGCGCTGGCATCAGCGAGATCGAGCGCCCATTTGCGCAGCCCTTGCGGTCCGAGAGCTTCGATTGCCCGATGCTGCGCCGTATCGGTCGATTGCAGCTGCAAGGTCGGATTGACGGTCTTGATGGTGACAATGCCGCCGGCTCCTCCCAATATAGAGTCGACGTAGGCTTTGGAGGCGGCATGCAACGGCGCGGCTGGCGGCCCCGACAGCGTCAACGCGCCCGTCATGCTGTCACCTGCGCGTTTGACCGACGCACCGGTGTACTCGATGATGCGCGCGCGCGTCCACGCCGTCGTCGGCAAGGTCAGATCGTTTGAGTTGGTAGGAGGCGCCAAGGCTTTCTGCGGACCTGTGAAGTCCGTGGTGCCGTCGCGGCGGATATAGGCGTAAAGATCGAGCCCGGCATCTTCCAACGCCTGTGCCGCGTCGAGAATTTCCTGATGCAAAACCCGTACTTCGCTGGTGTTCGCCGCCACCTCGTCGCGCCACGGCCCAACTTCGTCGTGATACAGCTTGGTGGAATCCGCCATGCCCGGTGTCGATGACACCATCCAGTCATCCCACGGTCCGGCATTGCCGTGCAGCGCCGTGATCGTTACCGCCAGAATACCGAGCTTCTGTTCATATGAGATCAGTCGCGCGATGGCGTAATCATCCGGTGAGTGCTCGATGATCAGATAAGGCGACGGCGTAAAAGTCACTTGCTGCGCGCCCATCTCAATTTGGAAAGACATATCACCGGGCGCCAGCGTCACCAGACCTTCAATCGGCGCCAGCAGAAATCCGAGCTTGGTGACCGCGATGATGTCAGCAGTTGCCGGGATCAGAATCTCGTTCATCCGCATCAGCGCGACAGCGCGAATGTCTCCCAGGAAGCCTTCAAGACTTTTGGCGGTGGATTCCAAATCTTGAAACCGTCCTTCCAGCGACGGCAGCAATCGCTTCATGTAAGGCAGCAGCTGGGTGCCTGCCTTGAGTTCAAATTCCTCATCGAGTCGTTTCAGCGCCATGGATCACCCTTTGCTGGGCGGCGCATCAGCAGCGACAGGTCCGCTGTCGACTTCAACCGCTGACAGGATACTGGCTGAAATTTTTTCGGCGACATGACCGGCCATCTTGTAGTTGAACGCCGGGGACAGATTGCGTCCGGCATAGGACACCGACTTGAACAGCTTGATGTCATAGACCTTGTGCGCATCATAGGACGATGGCACCTGCCCTTGCTTAACAAGCGGTGGTGGCGAGTCCTTGGACGGCGATGCTGGTCCGCCAAGCTTGAGGCTGCGGTCATCAATCCACTCGCCGGGTCGCACCACGCGCTTGCTACCGTATTTGTTGTCTGCCGGAGCCGGA